ATATCAACGAATGTTTGATCTAGTTTGGCATTTGAATAAGAACGTGTCCATCCTTTATAGGTTTGTTGAACACCCGCAGGTGGAGTTTTATCAACGTCAAGACCTGAAACTTTTATAACTTGCTCCATCAGTAATGGAGTAGTCCAGTTAGGTAATCCAGCTGGTGGCTGCATTGTAATTTCGAACAGGTTTAAGTAAACCGGCTCAAACTTATTCATAGCAGCCGTGGAATTTCTATAGTGTGGTAACTTTGCCATGCGTTATCTTTTTTTAGTATTTATCTTTTTTGTTCAATAATTTATTAAGAAACTGTGAAACCACCTGAAGAAATTCCTCCAGTTTTGAATACAGTTACTCTGTTGATAAATTTCTGAGCTCCTCTTGCTGGTTCAATACCAACATCAATGATTGCAAAATTCTGATCTATAATATCTGGAGTATTGTTAGACTCATCCATTATTGTAGAATAGTCATATATACCACCGCCAGATCTTACATTATCAAGATAAGCATCTACTATTGATTTAATTTGCAATCTCAATGATGGGTCATTAAACTCATAGATAAAGTTTGCTAATATATCTTCAATTGATTCCTCAACTGTTATAAGAAGATCTCTTACGTGTAAGTTGTTGAAAGCAGAAGGTGTTTTTTGATATGCAGATTGATTACCGAAAATCATGAATCCGATACCTCTTCTGAAAACTATTGGGTTCCAACCGAATGGTTCTAAATAGCCTCTATCTGTATCCGTAAAGTCATACTCCAAACCAACTAATTTAGGGTTAGAAAGAACTCCACGTCTTGGTCCAGCAACTATTGAGTACGGTTGACCATTGATGAATTTTCTGATAAAATTATTAGATACATCAGCAGCAGGAGGAATAGAGAAGTTTTTGTTGTTTTCTCTTATCACCAAGAATGGTGCAAAGAAACCAGAGAACTTAGCTCCATGATCTTCATCAGGCATTGAATATGTAAATGATGGCCCTAGTGAAAGGTTACCACCTTCAGCAATGTATCTTGTGTTTAACAACGGTTTTGGATTAGCCATAGTAGTAGGATCAGTAAATCTAGGATCCGTGCTCTTAATGAATTTCTTCATAGAAGGAGCATTCATTATAGCTAGACATTTCTGTCTTCTCTTAGCCAAGTTAGTTATGTTTATTTTACCACCAGACTGTGTTTGTAAACCACCATCAAATGTATCAACTATGTATCTAAATGCTATGATATGTCTACTAGATAATCCTTCTGATAAGTTAGAAACTCCTGGATCAAGCATTCCTAGTATTTCAGATAATCTGCTTTCAGAACCGTCAGGTTTATGAGAAGCTTTCATTTTGAAACCTGCTAAGTACGTGAACTGGTAATTAGTAGCAACTTCCTGAACAGCTTTAAACCTTGTGATGTAACCTCCTGGTATGTTTGCTAATCTTTGATTAACTGATATTTCGTATTTACCATTGTATGCTCCACCGTTAATTTTTCTCTTAGAGATGATTCTAGTTAAAATATATTCTGCATTGTCCTGTGTGTTTAATGGATCAGAAACTAAGAACTGTCCTACTTGAACTTTGGATTCATAAGCTGAGTCGATGTAACATTTAGTAGCCGATGAGTTAATCCATACAGTTGGTATAGTGGAAGAATAATCTCCTATCAATGAGTAGACTCTGAACACATTTAATTGGTTTCCTTCATCATCTGTAAACTCATTGAATGACCATGCTAAATCGTATACTGTAGTAAGTTCAGGATCTCTGAACGCTTTAATTGTCACAGTAGAAACTCCATCTGTGTCTTTACCGAAAGTAGCAGATAAGTATAATGGTATTAAGCCATTAGTTGAAGCATAAACTTTATCTCCATCTGCTAGAATTCCATTCTTAAATGCAATGTATGCAGGAGAAAACTCATAACCTGTGTAGTAACTCATTCCTGTGACTGGAATGTACTTGAATACGTTAGGTTTTGGTGTAAAACTGCAAGAATTTATTGTTGTACTTATATCTAATACATCGAATTTTGAACCAGCAACTCCTAGTGTAGATTCCCAGTAAACTGTATAGAACGTAGTTATGTTAGCTAAATTAGTCGCTCCGTCGAATTCTGCATTAGTAGTATCTACTGTTATCAGTGTGTTAGTCCCACCTGTTAATCCAGTACCAGCAACTCTGAAGTAATATCTAACTCCTGTGTTTTCAGCTAATATCCAATCTCCTATGTTTAAGTTATTGTTTGCTGCAGTTCCACCTACTACTATATAAGAAGCTCCTGTTCCTAAAACTAGTGCATTTTTACCTACTGTAGTTCCTTCTGAAGCTTTATCAGGATGAGAAATTCCAATTTTTAATCTATCAGAGAATGTAGTATCTGGTGTAACAGAAGTTACTGTTGCATATTGTGAACCACCAGATCCTTCTAATATAATAGATGATCCAGGAGTAAGAGTAGAAAAATAGTTGTATTGAGCAGCAGTAAATGCTTCCTTTCTTAGAACTAATTTATTATTGAATTTTCCTTCATTTCCAGAACCATAGTAACTTTCAAAGTAAGCAACTTTTGATGGTAGATTCAATGAATATCCATTAGAAGCTGCATTATAAGCTTGACCGGTAGAACCAAAACCACCCGGTAAATTAGTGGTAGCGCTAGGCCCTAAATTAAATACGTAAAAAGGTGTGCTTGTTGGAACCGAAGGGAAATTTAATTCTTCGTTTGAAGTAAAATTGTACGATAAGAAATTAACTGTGCCAGTGTTATTATTGATAAGTGTATGACCAACAGTATCCACTCTACCAGCAGAAGTTGTATCCGTTGGATCGTAATCAGCTAATGCGTCTCTATCCAATGCACAGAATAATCCTGTTGTAGCAACTCCGGCATTAACTATGGTGTCAATTGAGTAATTAACTCCATTGTTATCCACTAAATCAGGTATCAAACAACCTTGGAAACTTCCAAGACGTGTAACGTACGGTGAGTTAAGGAATGCAGCAGTTTGGCTCTTGATTATACCTTGTGAATTAAAGTATAATGAGAAGTTAGGATCTGTGCTTAATGTGTTATAGTCAGTCCAGTTACCAGCAACAATATCAATATTTACGAAATAATCTGATATGTAATCAAATTCTCTCACAAACAATGGTACATTTCCAGCTCCAAACCAATCTCTAGCAGGAACATTGAATCCATTGAGGTCTCCAGTTTTGCTAATTATGATACTATAAGGATTTTGACCTAAATTTACAAAATTAAGTAATTTTCCTTTGTTTAGAGAGTTGCCTTCTACATTTGCCAAAAAGTATGATGTGTCTGGGAAGTAGAATCTTTCTTTGTTATAGAATGAACTATAAAGATCTGCATCCAATACACCATTAGCTTCTGTTGTGCTCATAGAGAAACTCTTATAAGTATCTAAATCAACTCCAGCAGTAGTTGTATCATCATTTAATTTAACTAATGATAATGCGAAACAAGGTCCTGTTTCAAGACAAGTGAACAAACTTCTATGGAAGAATGAACCTTTGTTTTCAAGGTCTTTATCAATGTCACCAAATATTCTTCTTGCCGTTTTCACGTCAGGACAGTATACAGGAGCATTAATTGGTCCTTTTTTAGAGAATCCCACTACCAATCTCGTTGTTTGAGTATTGAGAACGATGCTCTCTGATGCGTCAAACTCTACTGTGTAGATGCCTGATGCTTTAAACTGGCTTAAATCCAATCTTATTTTTGCCATGTCAGAGTATAATTTTTATTTCCGAT